GGAATTGCTCGGGAACTTATCATCATAGATAATCTGATGAATGTGGCAGCAGAGACAGACAATGAGTGGTCAGGGCTACGTGCAATTATGATGGAGTTGCACGATATGGCACGTAAGACAGAAGCCTGCGTAATGGTGCTACACCACGTCTCAGAACAATCTGAGTATGGTTCACCCAGCAAGCCACCTGCACGTCGTGCTATCCACGGTAAGGTCAGTCAGTTACCTGCTCTGATACTTACGCTGGGTTATGACCCCAACCAAGCAACTCTTGCAGTAGCTGCAGTGAAGAACCGATTTGGTCCACACACAGCAGATGCTTCCGATTATGCACAATTGCTAGTAAACTATGCAGCGTGCCAGATTGGTGACCAAGACGAGTACGGCTGGATGTATCGCAAGGATGCGATGGCAAATTATCAAGGAGGATACAATGTCCAATAGCAATCTAGTTATTTTACCTTCACGTAGCAGGCCAGATAACGTTGAACGATGCATCAATGCACTCAAAGAGAACTCAGTTGTATCTGATTTCTGTGTGGCAATTGATGACGACCAATCAGATTTATACCCACGCTTAGATGATGTTATCTATGAGGTCAATCCACGACTTCGTATGAATGGCACGCTGAACCTGGTAGCAAACAAGTATGCAGATAAGTACAAGACTATCTACTTCCTTGGCGATGACCACTTGGTCAAGACTAAGAGTTGGGATAGACACCTAGCAGAAGCTATCAACATCAAGGGCTACGGCCTTGCCTATGGCAATGACTTGCTACAAGGTAAGAACCTAGCAACTGCTGTGATGATGAGTACCAACATCATCCAGACTCTAGGCTTTATGGCACCGCCTAAGTTGATTCACCTGTTTATGGATAACTTCTGGATGACACTTGGTTTGAAGATCAACTCGCTGTATTACTTTGATGATGTCATCATTGAACATCTACATCCATACGCAGGTAAGGCTGAGATGGATGCAGGTTATGCTGATGCTAACTCGGAGGCAGTAGGAACTGCAGACCAGAAAGAGTTTGTGCGTTACCTATCAGAAGAGTTTGAAGATGACCTACAGAAAGTGATGAAGTTAATCGGATGAGAGTACTGATAACTGGCGACAAGGGTTTTGTTGGTAAGTACTTCACCAGATACTTCGATCAGAAGAAGTGGACCGTCTATGGAATGGACATCAAAGATAACGGTGATTGCCGTGAACTCTTTAAGGGTTTAGATAGACAGTTCGATCTAGTTATTCACCTAGCTGCAATCGTAGGTGGACGTGAGTCCATTGAAGGCAGACCAATGGCAGTAGCAGATAACTTCTCTATTGACTCTGAGTTCTTTCAGTGGTGCTTAAAGACTAAGCCTAAGAAGGTAGTTTACTTCTCATCTAGTGCTGCGTATCCAACCCATTACCAGCAGGGTACTGAGGCGAAGCGTTTGCAGGAGTGGATGATTACACCTAGCGCACCTAACTCACCTGATATGACTTACGGTATGGCTAAGGTAATCGGTGAATACCTTGCATCATTTGTACCTAACGTGCATATCTTTAGACCATTCTCTGGGTATGCATACGATCAGGACTTGAACTATCCTTTCCCTATGTACATCAAGCGTGCCTTAGAGAAGGCAGATCCGTTTGAAGTATGGGGACCAGGTACACAGACACGAGACTTTATCCATATGACTGATGTTGTTGGTGCAGTAATGACTGCAGTAGAGGAAGGTATTACTGAACCTATTAACCTAGGTACAGGTAGATCTACTTCATTCCTTGAACTAGCACAGATGTCAATGGATGCAGTTGGTTACAAGGGTGAGATACTTACTCGACCTGATAAACCAGTTGGTTGTATGCATCGTGTATCTGATAACACAAAGCTGCTTAGTTTCTACACTCCAAAGATTACTTTGGAAGCAGGTATCATAGAGGCGGTAACAGCACTTGGCTAACAAAAATGGTAGAAAAGGTTCTCAGTTTGAGACAGATGTTATGAAGTGGCTTCGCAACTCCGGAGTTATGGCAGAACGTTTGACTAAGGCTGGGGCAAAGGATGAGGGAGATATGGTTGTTATCATATCTGGAGAAACCTACATCCTTGAACTCAAGAACAGGCAGACACTATCCCTGCCTGAGTTCTGGAGAGAAGCACAAGTTGAGGCGCTTAACTATGCGAAGGCACGTGGGCTTGGGGAAGCACCTATGTCTTATGTTGTAGTTAAGCGTCGCAACGCTTCAATAGATCAAGCGTGGGTCATTCAAGACCTCAATCAATGGTTAAAGGAGAAGAAGTAATGCCAGTACCAGGTGGAGAAATTAGTACATCACAGATTTGGAGTAACCCAGATGCCGTCAGTAATCAAGTCGTTGAAGAAACGCAGGAAGACAACACAGCGGGGCAAGCCGATGCCACAGAGCAAGAGGTGGTCGAAGGTGGAAGTCAGGCAGAAGGATGATCTGCCAAAACTGCCTTAGAGGTGGCGCTGAGAACAGACTCAGCCACCTGAAACGAGCTGAGCATTGGCACACTAAGTGCGATTACAAGGGGTGCGTATGTCAACACAAGACTGGTCCAGGTCACGCAAAGCAGGACGGTACAAAGGTTCCGTTGATGCAAACGCAATCCCCATAACTCCTATCATCGCCTTCTTTGGTGGTGAGGTACGCGATGGTCGAGAGGTAGCAGTGCGTTGTGTGATGCACGCTGACTCACGTCGCAGTGCTTCTATGAATACAGATAAAAATCTGTATCATTGTAAGACTTGCAATAAAGGTGGCAACGCAGTCAACATAGTCTGCATACTAGAGAACTTGGAGTTTAATGATGGCCTCAAACGTGCAATCGAAATTGCTGCTAGAAGCGGCGCAGAGATACGCTCAGGACATAACTCCAGAGGCGTTAAACGCGCTATCAGAACGTGGGATATCTGAGGTTGTAGCTGCTAAGTTCCAACTCGGTACTGTTTCTGTGCCACACAATGGTCACGAGATGTACGAGGGTTGGATATCTATTCCATACATCACAGCCTCTGGCTCTTGTGTTGGCTTTAAGTTCAGGCGATTAGATGATGGCAAACCTAAGTACGGTAGCCCTACTGGGCAGAAGGCACACCTGTATAACGTCTGTGATATTACTATTGACTCACCTTACATCGTTGTATGTGAAGGAGAGTTAGATGCAGTAGTCACTAGCGGAATGCTAGAGATCCCAGCAGTAGGTGTACCTGGAGTTGCTGCTTGGAAGACACACTTTCCAAAGCTCTTTACTGGGTATGAGACTGTCTATGTTGTTGGCGACAATGACATCAAAGAGGATGGCTCTAACCCAGGGGCAGAGTTTGCTAAGCGCGTGGCTAACGAGGTTTTGAACGCAGTTATAGTAACCTTGCCTCCAGGTATGGACATCAATGACTACTACCTGGCACACGGGGCAGATGCCACACGTGCTTTGCTAGTGGGTGAGCAGATTGGATAAGAGTGAATGGCGACAAATGGTACAGATTTTGCAGCATATGGGCTTCCAGATCCTAGAGATCAATATGGAAACCGAGACTTTGTTAGTACGTCCGATCCCATCAAGGTAGATGAAGCGTTCATTACAGATGTCTGGCGCATTATGGACCAAGCAGGCAATCTCTTGGTGCGTAAGCACCACGACTACGGCCCAAAGAACATTGCTCATTCACCAGGTGGACCACTTAATGGTCTGCGTGTACGTATTTGGGATAAAGTAGCAAGAATTAACAACCTGTTAGATAGCGGTGTTCAACCATCTAATGAATCTTTAAGAGATAGTTTCTTAGATTTGTTAAATTATTCTGCGATAGCAATGCTAGTTCTTGATGGAGTCTGGCCAGAGGTCAATGACTGAGTTACACCCAGTTGTGTATGACCTAGCACCTTCTGTGGCTGGCACTATCTATCGTAGGTATAAGAACTATGTAGAGCGTGACGACATCAAGCAAGAGTGCTTAGCGTGGGCTATGACACGCAGTGCATACATCAGCGAACAGATGAGCGAACCTAATGATGAGCGACGCAAGTATAACGAGCAGCGTATTGCCTATCAGATGCGACGTGTAGCAGAACGCTATGCTCGCAAGGAGAAGGCATCAAAGTCTGGGTATCAAACAGGTGATGAGGTCTACTATGACAGTTCAAAGATTGGTCCGTTGATTCCCTTTGTTATCGCAGCAGTTATAGATGGCACAGTATTAGAACAAGTACAACAGATGGTGCAGGATGGACAACCTAAAGGTAAGTCCAGCCCAGCAGAAGGTGGCAACCTACTGGCAACTCTCATTGACATCAAGCGTTCATACCTGAAACTAGATATCGAAGATCAAACCCTGCTACGTCTGCGCCACCACGAGAGCTTCACCTTGCAACAGATTGCAGCACACCTAGAGTGTGCAGTATCTACGGCAGATCGCAGATGCAACAACGCTATGCGTAAGTTAATAGATCAGTTGGGCGGTCAAAGTCCTTGGCAATGAAAGAACAAGACCTCTTTGACTTCCTTAAGTCTAGCCTGTATCCGGACTTAGAGAAGGCACCTGGTATCTACGATGCCTTTGACTGCATCAGTGCTACCGCAGGTCACTACATAGAACTCAAGTGTCGCTATACACACTATGACACCTTGCTGATTGAAGAGATGAAGTATCGCAAGCTCATAACGCAGGCAGCAGAGCGAGATCTCATCCCGTTCTACATCAACTCGACACCTTTGGGTGTCTTTTCTTTTGACCTAATGGATGTACCTGAACCTGAGTGGCTAAGCCACTGGATGCCAGCGACTACTGAGTTCTCACGTTCTAACAAGGTATCAAAGTTAGTAGGTTACTTACCGATTGATGAGGCGGTGCAGTTATGATCTATGAGTACGAGTGTCCAGGGTGCGGTGATGTGCGTCAGATAGAACGCAAGATTACAGATCCGGAAGAGACATATATCTGCACTGCTTGTCACAATGAGTTCCGCAGAATATGGACCTCTCCTGCAGTTACCTTTAAGGGCAAAGGCTTTTACAGTAATGGTGGGTAATGACTAAAGGTTTCACTTCTGGTATGCGTACCTCTAATGATGATACGTGGACTACGCCACGTGACTATTACAATAAAGTCAATGCTGAGTTTAATTTTACTTTAGATGCAGCAGCTCTCGCTGACTCCACTCTTGTACCTGATAACTGGTACGGTCCAGATCACCCTGACCAATCAAGGCGTGATGCTTTTACTAGAGACTGGACTAAAGATAGTGCCGGTGCTATCTGGCTTAATCCTCCATACGGTAGGGTAATCAAAGACTGGGTTCGCAAAGCGAACGCTGTTGCTAGTGGGGGGGGGGATAGTTGTATGTTTAGTCCCAGCTCGTACTGATACTTCTTGGTGGCACGATTACTGCATACATCACGAGGTTAGATTCATACGTGGTCGTTTGAAGTTTGGTAATCAAAAGAACTCAGCACCTTTTCCCTCAGCACTTGTAATTATGAGATAGATAGTTTATTATTTAGACCTTGGCAGGCGCCCGCCTGTTGAGTGCTAGCAAAATACCCTCCACCAAATGGTGAAGGGTATTTTGTTTTCTCGCTCGAAGAGAAAAGGTTACTAGGAAAGGGTTAGAAACCTAGCAATTCTATTATTCAGTACCAGCCCCTTCTATTACTGTGCTGGAGACTACGGCAGAAACTTCCTCCGTAACGGTGCTCAACATATCGCACAGCGTGGAGGATTTGGATAGCAGGTTCGCTACTTCTCTCTCTAAGGAGCTGAGCAATTCCGTAAGCACTAGATCGTTTGTTGTCTGCGAGGTGGTCAAGCCTGCTCTCACGGGTCCATAGGGTGATAGCACATTCGACCTGACTGTCGTTGTAACCGAGTGCGTTGAGGTAACTAATGATAAGTGCCTTGTTCTCACGCTTCTCCTCCATAGTTGCCTTCGTCCTCGCCTGCATCTGCGGGATCTCCAAAGGGTGGTGTGTTGTTTGCTCTGGTATGAATACCCACAGTAAGCCTAGCATCAGGGTTAATACTCCAAGTCTTGCCCTCTTGCTCATCAAAACTCCTTTGTTCATCAAGCAGTTGCTTGTACGTCTCTGGGTATAAATGAGCAAGGCGAACCAATGCTCTGTCTCTAGCTCTTCGATAGTTGCGGTAATGAACTACTTGTCTCCCGCTTACTTGCTTACTCTCCATTGATCTTGTCCTCCCACACTATGAGAACATATGCTACCAGCATTACCGCCAGCAGACCTATCCAATACATCATAAGCTCGCTGCCCTTACTATCTCGGTGATGTCCAAGGTCTGCCCTACCAAGTGAGCGTCCTCCTCATCACTATCCCAAGCAGATACCAAGATACGACTACCAGTAGGGGAATTGACCAGCCATTGGATAGCCTGCTCAGCGTTAGCCCCGCCCCAAGTATTAGCCCCGTCCTTCTCCACTACTTCATAGAATAGGATGAGCTCACTCTTAGGTGGGTGAATTGTGTATACGTTACTCACTTGTTGCCTCCTTAACTATTGGACAAGGGTAGGGTATGTATGTGCTGAACGAGCTGCACTCTGTGCATAGCCCATAACTAGATGTATGTCGCTCTAATACTAGAGCGGTACTGTCTGGATAGTGTGCTTTAGTAATAAACTCTCTACTCACCGTCCTCCTCCTCTAGATTAAAGATACGTGACAGGGCAAGGTTTGCCCTCTGTAGGTTCTTGATAGCTCTGGCTATCTCCTCCTGCTTGAGATCTTCTACTGCTTGATTAAGGCATAGGCTAGCCTTAGCTGCTAGATACTCTTCATTCATTACGCTACCTCCTCCAATTTATTCTGGCACTTAGAGCAATAGACATCATCGCCCTCCCAATATCCGGGCCGGCTGCAATGCCACCACGATACATCGCTATTCTCTTTCATCTCCCATTTACTCATTGCTATCCCCCTCGCTTGGTAAGCACGATACGCACCACGCAGTATCGTTGCCCTCTTTCACTATCTGGCCCTCAACATCGGCCCACACTATCTCCTCTTCATCTAGTTCATCACTACATCTAAAGCACTTAATAGGCTCTACCTCCTCCTCTACCCCATAGAATACCGGGTCATTAAGCTCTGGCTCATAACTCATACTAATTCTCCTACCTTAGTAACGGTTACGCTTTCATATTCTGGAATAGTTAAGCCATTCTGATCGGCTACACCTACTGCCCAATTGATTATCTTGCTATCGCCTACCTCACTATCTTGCTCGTGATAGCACAAGATATTTATTACCCATTGACTGCCATAGAATCTGACCTCATACTCATATTCACTCATTACCATTGCGCCCTCTCTAATCGGTACATCATCTCGCTGCCACTCTTACTTACTATGTCACCTAGATCAATAGTTAAATCGTCCCATTCTATAAAGTCTGCTACATAATCTTCTAATAGAGACTTTAGCTCTAGGCCATAGGCGTAGGCTTCATCTACGCTCTCATATCTATTCCAAGAATTATCACTACCGCTAGCTGTGGCCTTCTCCTCTAGCTTGTTTAGTACCTCTCTCCTATCCGATAGCTTGCTCTCTAGCGCCTTAACTATCTCGCTGCACTTATCCTTATCGAATTGTGCGATATATTCTTGCGCCATAGACGCATAAGTATTAACACTTAGTAGGTCAATCATTACGCTACCTCGCTCTCTATCTTGCGTAATACCCACAGTAAAGCCTTCTCCCAACCCTCTAACAAGGCTCTCTCTTGATTATTATCGCTCTCTATCTCTTCTCGCACACTTTCCAATTCATTTATTACGGTATCCTTTAGCATTACGCAACCTAGA